GCTTTGGTTGCCTCTACATCGTGGTAGGGAACCTGAAGGTCGGATATGCAAACGATTGTTTTCATTTACTTCTTCTTTCCTCTTACCTTATTCTCTTTAGCAACATTTTTGCCGTGAGATAATGCATCAAGGTTGGACATTACATCATTCTTCTTTCCACCAGCACGACCTTTATTATTCTTATGGTCTACATCTACATTCTTTGATAACTTCTTGCCTGTTGCCTTCTCAAATACAGCACGTGCCGCATTTGTTGAAGTAGTTACTATCTTTCCAGCGACCTTCTTCTTGATAACCATAATGGGTCTACCACCATTGGCTTTGCTACCTTTATATGGACCGTATTCTTTTACCATTAGTTTCTCCAAGTGTCATTGAAAGTTGTAATACAATACCAACTGCCTGCGGCAATTGGAATTAACAGTAACCATTTCATTAGTTATCCCACTTCTTGCGTAGTACTAGCAATCCGATAATTGCATAGTTTGCCATATCTTTGAACGTATCTTCTAAACTCTCGTGTTCAGGATGAACACCAGTATCAACTAAGTTGTTAAGTCTAGCCAACTTATCCCATAGTCTCACACGTAACCCATTCAAAGCCCCACCTGGAGATTCAGATATATTTTTAGGACCATAATCGTGATGCTTGCTTATCAGCAAATCAAATAGTTCCTTAGTTACATCTCCTACATCTTTGGTGAACTTAGTATCGGTATCTTGATTGTCACTAACAAGTCCGTCCCATTCTGTTCGTAATGCTTTAGGTTGAGACCAATGTTCGCCAAGTGCTTTAGTATCAGACATATCTCTTCACTTTCTTTCTTCTTTATCATCGGGATTCTCACTATCTAGTAGTTCATTTAATGCACTATCAAAGCCAGACATCTGGTCTTCGACCACCATATCTTCGATGATTTCTTTCATCATTCCTGGGTCTGTTTCTGCAGCATACAATGTTGCATATGTGGATTGAGTAATTTGTTTAATGTGTTTAGGGTCGTTAGCGTAGTTGAACAAACAACGTAGCAATGAACCGACCATAAGCGTGTACCCATTTGGTAGTATGAGTTTAGGGTCAAACTCTATATCATTCTCTTCCATCAAATGGTCTGTTGCTTCAAAGATATTCTTGAAACGTGTGCCACATATAGCGCAAGGTGGAATCTTAATTTGTTAGCCCTGCCTTTTCTCTGATGTAGTCTGCTCCGTGCTTGACATAGGCTGAGTTGACATCTTCTCCCTCTGGCAGTTGCACAATAGTGACGGGTAGTTCCCTAGCCAATGAGCGTGCGAATTCTGTGCCTGGTTGGTCTCCATCTGCAAAGACAAAGATTCTCTCGAAGTCTGCAAGTAATCTCGTATAGTGTTTCTTCCAACTATTAGCACCAGGAACGCCAACGCAAGGAATGCCAATGCATCCACTAAGAGTAATTGTATCAAGTTCACCTTCACACACTCCAATCCAGTCACCTGCTCGTTCGATATCTAGGACATTGTACATCTTTGTTTCTACACCAGTCATACCCATATACTTGGGTTCAACTGCTGGATTAAGTGAACGGAAACGTAAATCCACAATGCCAGTCTTAGTAATATAAGGAATAGACAGCCTTCCGTGAAAGGCTTCGTGTCCAACTTCAGGCTCCACGACTACGCCGTATCGCGCCATCCGCGCTACTTCCCTGCTGATTCCCCGACTTGCTAGGTAATCTTCCGCCAGATAAATGTTTTCCGCGTACTTGTGTGTGGCTTTCGCCAGTGATTCCTTCTGCGATAGATTTGGCTTCACGTATATCTACTCCTTCCTGTCTAGCAATTATTTGGATACTGTTACCTTGCATACCACACGCAAAGCAATTAAAGATATTGTTCCTAGTATTAAAACTAGCCGAACTGTGCGTGTCATTATGGAATGGACACTTGACATTGACTTGTCCAGAAGACCGTAGAATGGAAGCACCGTAATGCTTTAGCACTGCTACGATATCTGGCAGGTCATCCACCAAGTATATCCCCTAACCTTAACACTAGATAAGCATCTGCAATTGACTTACCACGTGCCTTGATAACTACTGCAGCAATGATAGCATCGCGGTCAAGACCACGTGCCTCTGCATAATGCGTTGCTTCTAGTTGGGCTTCTCTTGTCCACCCAGATAGGTCAATTTTGCCTGTACTGCCAGGAGCCTTCGCTTCAATAATTCCAATGCTACCGAGGAAGTCGGCTCTGATAACAACATCTCCCTCGTCTTTTGCTCCTGTTCTCGCAAGTCTTTCAGCATCATAGCCTTGTGAACGGGCGTAATCTTTGATGTCGGTTTCAAATGTAGCCCCTCTAGCCTTGTGCGATTTACGAGTTGTCATTGTTGCCAACTGCTGAAACTAAAATGTGTCACTGGTACACGCCATCCACCTATACTATCATCCCTATACATAGGTAACGCATATTCTCTTGGATTAATAAAACCATAAACTTCCACCTGGGTGTAGTACTCTTCATCAAGTATCTTAGTGCCAACTAGAACTTTATGTAAATCTTTATTCCAGAATGGGATAGCATTCTGTGTTCTAACTGTACGAACTTCCGTTGTAGCACCCACATCTGATAAATCTTTTCTTGTTGGATGAAATTCATTTGGATACCAAGGAACAGACCACGTTTGGTCAAGCAACCTTGCAGATGCCCACTCAGATACATTAGCCCTGATATTGGCTAACAATTCGTGCTCTAATCTGCCTGCAATTTTACCAGCAGCATAATTGGGTTTATCAACTGAACCAAATTTGGTTAGCCAACGTTCCGTAGCAAGCATAGTACACACTCTAACTTCAGCCTGTGATAATTTAACTATCATTATGAGTTCTCTGGTATGTCTTCGACATACATATATTCTGGATTAAACGCAAGCCAGGTTAAGAGAGAACCGTTCGCATCTGCTCGTCCGTATCTGTTCTTGACTGATGCCACGCCCATCGACGTGCCGACAGTGCCAAGCGTACAGATGAGAGCAGGGAGTTGGGAAACTTTGCCTTGGATTGCGCTTCTTGGCTGGCAAGGATTTCCTGGTACTGCTTCCGAAGTATGGTGTAGTACAACAATCGCTGAATTGGTTGCTCTAGCAAGGTACTTTAACTCCTTCATTATGGCTCGCATTGACGCGAACTCTTCGCCACCATCTGTGGCAATATCCATTAGGTTATCTACGACGATGAGGACAGGCGGACATCCCCATAATTCTTCGAACGCCTGCACCTCTTCGTCTATATCCTGCAAGGTTGGACTTGACTCAAAAGACCACACGATATGCGCACCCTTTTGTAATACAGCCTTAGTCCAACCAATATCATTATTTAGTTTTGATTCCACGTCACTCTGACTCTTACCAGATATCATAGATGCTAGGCGCATAGCCATTGTGTGTGCATTCGTATCAGCAGAAATGTAGAGTGTTGGAACATTAGTCTTAAGAGCCAAGGCTAGGGCAAGTGTTGACTTGCCTGCGCCTGGAGCACCTGCGAACATTGATACTTCTGAGCGTCTGATTATTATCTTGTTCGCTTCAAACGCCCTAAAACAACTAGGAAGCGGTTCCCCACCAATAGAGGCTCGTCCCACTGAACGTGTTAAAGTTCTCATTAGCACACCTCCTAGTTGTTAAAACGGAATGAACTCTTGCTGGTCTTTTAGTTTACTGGCTTGCACTGGTCCGCGCCCTGAGGCATCGGACATACCCACATCGCGTAAGGATTTCCCGTTTTGCTGGATACTCCCGACTTGTACTTCCGAGGTCCGTGTTGGCACGTTGGACCCGAGGTACTTGATGGAGGCGGAGGAGGGGTCTGCATTGATGGTTGCGAAGGCGCGGTGTTTATAGTGGTAGCCTGCGTTGATAAAGGGGCGACCACACCTGCACTCATAACCAATTTCTGCACTGATGAGATTTGCGTAGCAAAATCCCCAATGCCCTCTAGTAGGATGCTAAGTTCATCTGCAGTATTAGCACGGACGTTAATCATTGCATCTCCTGGAATCTTATAGGAGACTTGTAACTTCCAATCTTCACTCATATGTTTTCCTTCTTTGTCGAAAACTGGCAGTGTGCTGTGAGTCCACAGCGATACTGACAATTGTTTGTGTTGGGCAAGAATACACCAGCCTTGCGAGCCTTGTCAAAATGTTGCACTAAGTACTCCATCTTGTCATAGGTGTATCCCGATAGGTCTATCATAGAAGAAGTCCCAGAATCTCGGGACATATAGTAATTGCCCCAGTTGGCTTGGACTCCGAACTGTTGTTCGATTCCCAACTTGTAAAATCCCAACTGAAGAGTAGAGTCGGGTATCTTCTGAGATGTTTTAAGGTCAACGATGACCAGTTGCCCATTCACCTCAAATACCCTGTCAATAATCATCTTGACTGGCACACCAGCAACGGTTGGTATCAGCGCAAGTTCAATAGCAGGAACGCCTTCAGGCGTTACCCATATTTTCCAATCAGGATTAGATTCACGCCAGTTGATATAACTCTGAACCCACTTAGGACCAGTGGCTTGCCAGAAGTTTGCATCTTCTTTATTTGGGTTAGCCTTAGTAGCGCGACCACCCACACGGGCATTAGTTAGGTCAATGTCACCTTTGGATTCTACCCACGCTTCTTGCCATAGTTGGACTGCTGGGTCTTGCATCATAAAGTTTCCTTGTCATAGTTCTCACAAGCAAGGTGAAATGCTGAACCTCCAACAGACCAGACGGATGGCTCTTCTTGTTTCTGGAGTAGCCTACCTAGGTAATACTGGTAGCCACAGTCGACATAGGTGGTAAATGCCGAGTAGGATATATGTTCTGGTAGTGTATATTCTTCTAGTTCAATTGTCATATAACCAAGTATAACCTCTCGGTTGACAGTTTGTCAATTGTTTAGATACTTAAACATTTGACTGACCTTATTTGGTTGTGTATAATTGTCTTTAAGAGTAAATAATATATAATAAGCCGAAGGCTTACGCCTTCGTATATAGTATATATTATACATACAAAGGAGTACTATGTCAATTGTAACAATGGATATCTTTTGGGCTGTTCTATTTGGGTCTGTCATAGGAACCCTAATCGTCAACCTAACCACTAGCATTATTGATGAATATAGGCATAAGAAGAGAACTAGCAATCTTAGGCTACTTCTGGATGATTTACAAGATGTAGATTATGAGGATTACGAAGATTAAAGTAAGAGAATAAAGCAAGAAATCCCCCAACCCTAGGTGAGTACCTAAGGAAGGGGGATTCTTGTCTCTACGGGGCTTCTAGACCCCTAGGAAGGCTATATTAGGAGCCAATGCCAAACTCTTTAGCCTTAGAATCTAGGGCTTTAAGGGCTGGACCTGCTACTGCAACCGCTGCTGCAACTGCTAGGTCTTTAGGGTCTGTCTTTC